TTTCATATCAACTGAGTTCTCCGGCGCAGCCCCATTGGTGACTTACATTTCAGACAATCATTTCTGTCGTCGTCCATGTTCTGAGCTAACCAATCAACCAATATGGCATAACGCTTATTATAGTAAACCCTGTTTTCGTTCAGTGCCTCAGTGCCGAGGAGCGTATAACGGCTGACCTCTCCGGTATCCATTATGTAATTCGTAAGGAACTCACCCGTCTTGTAAAGAATAGCCCATGCCATCGCGCGGTCAAGTTCATTATTGTTGAAATCGCTATCCTCGTTACACAGTGCATCAAATATGCTGCAAGTGAAGTTCCCGTGAAGGATCATCCCTGAGGCTTCGCGTACAGTCGGCCAATCCTCACGCACGGTGAGATCATTACCATACACACCTGCTACCATCGCCCACTCAGTCCATCTGTCACGTGAATACCTGTAACATGGGTCGTCAATACAGAAACACCACTTGAACCCACCACAACCGCACGTTAGTTTATTCGCATACGGAAGTCCTACGGGAGAGATGAGAAAATAATAGTTTCGGCCAAGCGTCAGTTCAATGTCTGCAAAATCTGTTTTGTGCGGCCGTCCTGCAACGGACGTCAGTGGAATAGTGTAAAGCAGGTCATATTCGTCATAGATTTCAAGATTGACGGCTTCTGATGAATTAAGTATCAGTGACACACCGCGAAGATTAAACTTGCCCCCTCGGATATCTGAATACATCCTCACCCCGTAATAAGTCGAGCCGCTTATGGTACGGGTGAATGATTTGCCCCCGATATCGCCGGTGAACCTTTTGCGAGTTGCTTCCTTATAATTAGTCAACTCCATCATGAGATCGGTCTGGAACGTGCGGATAGCGTTCTCTCGCGCACGTGTCATCTTCTCCCAAAGCGTAGTTGAATTATCTGTATTGTCAAGTATCCTCAAGGTCATGCCCTGAAGTTCATCGATGTAAAGCCCAGAAAGACTCTCTGAGTAGCCTACCGGGTAAGCGTCATCAATACAGGTATCATCAGTTCGGGTAAAACCTATAACTGAGTTCCAGCAATCGGGTAGCGCGCTCATTTCTTTATTGTTTTTGGTCTGCGGATTGTCCTGCGCGAACCGCAGTTACATTTACTTAATTCTTCCATAGTTCAAATAACAAAGGATATCCCAAAATTAGAATATCCTTTGTCGTGTTATTCAAACATAATGTTTTTATTATGAGCAGGCAAATGCTAATACGCCCGTGTTGGTTTCGTCGCACGGCAGCGGATTTTCGGCAAACAGCCCGTGAAGCTGAACCTTTGCGGCAAGGTAGAACTCATTTTCAACACAAGTCTCCTGAGTGATGATGTCATAATACACACCAGGGATGTTGTTTGATGGTTCTGACCACAGAGCATAAACACCGGCTTCGGGAACAGCATTTGCAGCACCAAGCGGATTCCATGCTTTGTTGATGAACGCAACGGCGGTTTTATGCAGCAGGAACGTATGGTTCGGAGCAACAGCCTCGACATTCTCCGGGTCCTGGTAAATCTTCCGTATCGTTCCGATCTTTGACATTGCAGCACGTCCGGCCTCAGTCATTGATTCGTGCATCCTGTTGAACAGAAGCTGATACAGGTTATCTCCGGTCAGAAGGTACGGTGATTTGAATTTGTTGTACCTGGTAACAAGATTGAAATAACCCCAGATTGAATCGTTCCATGAAGCAGCGGGAATAGTCGTCAGCGCACCGGCAACAGTTCCAACACCACCCGTGTATGCGTTCGTACCGGCAGCGGCAAGAATACCTGTTACGATATACTGAGCCAGCCACTCGTCAAGGGCTTTCTTGTGCTGAAGCATATTAAATGCAAAGGCTTCTGCCATCTCGATAGTCCTCTCGCGGTAGGCACGTTTCGGCATCTTAAACTTCGTCTCACGAAGGCACTCGATTTCATACTCCTTACAGATCGGGTCAGCATCTTCGCCGTCAATCGTACAGTCGTCAGTACACGCAGTCGTGGTGATGTCACACTTCTGAAGCCACTCAAGGCTCACGGTGCGTTTCTTCTTTCCGGTCAGTTCTGTCATTGAAATCTGCTGGTTCTCCAGCACGGCTTTTGCAGCCTCGACATCACCGATAAGATCAATGTTTGCAATGGGATCAGTCCACATCTGTGCGGCTTTTCCCTGGTAGGTGGCTAAGAAGCCACAGTCAACGGTTCCTATTGTACTCATTTTGTTTTAGATTGGTAAGACTCCATAACTTTTGCTTGTTCTTCCGGTGTCTTAGCCTCTCTCATCTTCTGAATGAACTCATCTTCGTTGCGCGGTGCGGCAAAATTGCTTTGTGTCTGTTGGTTTGCGGCACTTGACCTGCTCTCGGCTGTCTGGAAATCAAAGAATTCGGCAGCGGTTTCTTTTACCAGGTCTGCAAATGATTTGTTATAACCGTGTGAGTCCTGAAGCGGTTTCCCGTCCTTCAGAACTACAATCATGCCGTCCTGCTCTGTGAAGTCGTACGCACGGAAGTCCTCAATGTATTTCTCTTTCCATTTCTGGGCTTTCTTTGCATCTTCGGGCAGTATTGGACGCAGGTTATCAAGTTCGGCAAAAGCACGTTCTTTGACTTTAGAAAACATCGATTCCCTGGCGTGTTTCAGCTCCAGATCTTCGATCTTCTTTTGCCATTCCTTGTCTTTTGCCTTCAGCATACGGTCGCTTTCGCTTTTCAGTTTCAGATACTCCGGGTGAGCCGTAATATCTTCATCACCTTTGCCTTTAACTTTTTCGAGTTCAGTTGTCAGAATGAAATCAACTAATTCAACTCCGGTTAAATCGGAGTCAACACCAAACTTATCCTTCAACTGCGCCTCCATCTTGCTAGCCACTTCTTTCTGGCCTCGCTTGTATTGGCTCGCCTGATCCTCTTTGAGTTTCGTTACTCTCGCGGTATCGGCTTGTTCAGCTGCGGTTAAGGAGGTCAACTCCCCGGCCTCGTTGTAAAGGCTGGCCAATTCCTCGTCGTCCATTTTTAAGGTTTTGGACAAAAACCCATTGAGCTTTTTCTGTTCAGCTTCAGTCATTTTTTATTCTTTTTAGTTTGTATTTCCGGCATCAGAATCTCCTTATTGATGACAGGCTTCTTTATGATGACCATTTCTTTCATTGTGAAGTTTTTGGCTTTGCCGTGTTCCTTCAACCAATCCCATTCTTCATCGGTGATGAACTGGGTCTGCTTTGTCCGTTTGGAGGTTATCTCTTTCATTTCTTTTTGGCTCTGGGCTTGGTTACTTTCCTTGCAGGTCGTTCTGTAATCATCGGACCTTCGGGCGGCGGGGCGTCGAGTATCTTAGCCGCCTCAGTCTTTTTGATAGTCAGTTCTTCCGGCTTCTCAACCTTCACGTTAATCTTCGGAATCAGAATAGGCTTTGAGAGTTCAATCGGCTTAGAGATGTTTAGATCAGAAACCTTTACAGCCCCGAAATATTCCTTTGCCATTTCGTAAGCAGTAGGAGACAGTTCGAGTATCTTACCCCGAACCACACATTTAATCTTTTCCTTTGCCATTGTTGAAATTATTTGTTGTAAAGTTATACAAATTTCTTTTACACAAAAAAATTTATTTTACAATGATTTTCGTCGTATGACGATATGATAATTATCATATTTAAAATAATGGGCATAAAAAAAGCCCCCGATTGCTCGGAGGCTGCACTTTCACCCGCTGGATGTCTTCGGATTTATGGATCACTGCGCCTCAGTGGTTGTCTTCTAATTCTTGAATCGCTTCGCGCTCTTGGTTGTCTTCCCGTTTATGAATCACTTATGGTCAATGGTTGTCTTCTTTACCATGAATCACTTGAGCCACTTGGTTGTCTTCCCGTTTATGGATCACTTATTGAAAATGGTTATCTTAGTCCTAATGAATCACTTATACATTTTGGTTGTCTCGAACTCCCTGAATCACTTATTGCAAATGGTTGTCTTCAATTCAATGAATCATTTATAATCGGTGGTTATCTTTTAATGGATGAATCGCTTTGCGCTTTTGGTTGTCTTGCTGTTTTTGAATCACTTCCATCCGATGGTTGTCTTGTGCTCCGTGAATCACTTATCAAACTTGGTTATCTTAAAGTTTTTGAATCACTTGTTGAACATGGTTGTCTTTTTATCGATGAATCACTTCTTCTTCATGGTTGTCTCCCGCTTCATGAATCACTTTACTATTTTGGGTATCTTGAACGCCATAGATCACTTCGTCTTTTTGGGTATCTTGAAGGAGGTGGATCACTTATAGGTGTTGGTTTCCTTATAAAGGCTGGATCACTTTGCGCCAGTGGTTGTCTTATGGATTTTGAATCACTACCTTTTATTGGTTATCTTATATTACTTGAATCACTTCAACAGTTTGGTTGTCTTCCGTTTGTTGAATCACTACCTTTTTTTAGTTATCTTATATTACTTGAATCTTATCCTCAATAAATCCATCCTCTTTCTTCCGGTCTGATAATTCCGGTATGACCAAGATATTCCTCAACATACAGCGGGCGTGTCGGCAATCCTTCAATGGTTCTCCAGACGAACCAGAAGTCAGCAAGAAGATGTTTTATCAGCTTACGGATGGCCGCCCCGTGACGATGGCAGGGTTTTGTATCCTTCCACATACACTCAATGAGTTTACCCTGAGTGTTGCGGCTTTTAACCATGCGTTCACTTGCCTCAAGTTTTCTCTTTTCGGCATCATAAACATCACGGTAGATTGACCTGGTTTTAATCATTGAATCTGCCGTAGTGTAAAGGACTGTGCGTAGCGTTTTATTACCTCCACCGGCTTCGCCTTTCGTGTAGCGTTCATGTGACGGCTTGTCAAGTCCGGTATAAGACCACATAGCAGAAGCACACTCAGCTTTACGAATATCAATATAAGTCAGAAGATAGGCGACCGTAATCGGGCCTAATCCACGGATAGCAAGGGCAGAATGAACAATAGGCATATCCAATGACTTCATATACTTCTCAATCCTCCGGTCCGTCTTACCTAACTGCGATTGAGCTTCTTTTATCTGAGACTTAATCCAGTCCTGAGTGATAGTGTCAAGTTTATCTGTCCTGCGTTTTGATGCAAGCAGGCGGTTATTCAGCGAGTTCACAAACTTACGGATATGTTCTCGTCCGTCAATCATGATCTTCAGTTCTTCAAGTTCTGGAGTACGCTCACGGAAGTTGCCGTGACGCATCATGTGAGTTACCGGATGAAGTACCCTTGTGTTTTCAAGGGTATAAGTACCTCCTCTTGCTTTTGGATGAATCCTGTCGGTATCCATCAAACACACATCTGTTTCAAGGCACTCGCCCGTTAAGATGTCTTTGCCGTTCTGTCTTGCGGCGATGGTTTTCTTTAACGTTACTTTGTTCATCGTACATTTATATTTCAAAGGGACCAGCTGTACGAGAACTGACCCCTTTAGGTTATAACCTTAGTATCTTTTTGCATCTCTCGTACAAACGCACTTCAAAGATAAAGCAATATTTTTAATATCAAACTATTTTTCAATATTTTTTTTCAAGTCTGGCCGCATTTCGTATGCGAGTTCTTCTAAAATCCACCCTAAATGGTGCCTACAATTAAAACCACCCCGATGAATTAAAGGCTGATAACCCTCAAATTGTGCAATATACGACGGAACTGCATTCTTGTCTTTCTGCTTAATCTTATAGTCAGGAGGATAAACGCCTTTTGCCGGTGTCCACACTCTCCACTTCTCAGCTTCGGCACGTGACCAGACTTTGCCATCTAATGCGACACAAAAGTCCCTGCTGTCCTGAATCCTGCCTCCGAGATAAATAAAATATTTCATCCCAGTTTCGTCAGCCAAAGAGGTTGAATAAGCTGAATCGTACTGCATATACAAATCATGTGCAAATCTATTCAAGTGACTTTCAATGCCTCCCGGCTTTTCTCCTGCTCCGGTGATGAGTTCATTCATTGAAGAAATGAAATCCTTTGTGCTGACCTGAGAAGTAACAGACTGTGACATGAGATTTTTGATCTGTGTAAGTAATTCAGTATTTGCAGATAGGCTGTCAAGAAAACCACCGTTTAATATCTTTCCTCCCTGAACGCCTATTGCCATGAGCATCTTCTTTTCTGTTGCTGCCAGGATCCGCCCAAACGTTGCCGGGAGTGATGCGCCCATTGTCACAGTGAAGAACTGCTTGTTGAGTGTCGTCAGACCGCGAGCTGTATCGCCTATCTCAGATACGAAGGCAAGTCTTTGAGTTGTGGAGAAGTCTTTATACACGCGGTCAAGTGACTGCAACAGTTGATAGTTGCGGAGTGTGTTTCTTATCCGGCCACCGGAAGTATCCAACATAGGGATTATCTCGCGTGTCAGCTTTGAGATGAGCATCGCCTGAAGCCTCACGACTGATTTATTCAGTGAAGCCTCACGCGCGGTGATGAAGTCATCCTTTCGTTTGATTATGTCAGCAATCCTTCTGGGCAGCTTCATAAAACTCTTTTTTCATGCGTGAATATGTTGTCATAGCAGAATCATGATTAAAGTCAGTCTCACCAATGAACCGATAAAAGTTATCTATTGCCTTTTCAATTGTCAGCGAAGGCAACAATAACCTCTGAGCCTCTACAAAATAGAACATCCCAATGTCCTCATAGTTTCTTTTGTAGATTGCGGCGATTTTTCCCTTGTATGGTTTTTCTTTCGGCATTTGTTAGTTTTACTCGTGTTGCACGATCTGTTTTCATTAACGTCCGTGAGATATAATGATTCACAACTACATTGCATATCAGGTAGTGTTTTATCCCTTTGCGTTTCAGTTGAGCCACGTAAGCATCGTCCGAATACCAAAACCGATAGGTTTCATCCAGCGGGCCGATAATATCCCAAACCTTCGAATCTACAAACAGGCACCAGCCGGTAACATACAGACAGATGTCATAGCCCTCGTAAGCATAGTCACCGCGTTTGAATAATCTCTGTCGCGGATGGTTCGACAGTGCCGATGCCGACAGATAATCATATTCTCGCATCGTTTCACCGACCGATGACCATCCCGGCATGAATATTATGTCATTGTTCGCCAGTATCTGAACGTCGCCCTTGCGATGTTTCAATCCCAGATTCAGGCAATGATTGTAATTGAACTCACCCTCAAACAAAACATACTTATCTACATTCTTGTATTCTGTCTTTTGATAGGTTTCAACAAGAATTACATTAACGTCGGCCCCGTCAGCTAGGCACGAATCAATAGCATCCTGCGTCATCTTTCGCAGTGATGCGTCACGTGAAGCAGATACTATGATAAGATCGTATTTCAAAATATATAATCTTTAACAGGTGTTGATTGATTTAGTCCGATATGGTTCATCCCCAGGTCAAGAAGATAAGCCGGAGGGCAACCAATTGAACGGTAATATTGCCCGATCATCCAGTCGCCGTTCTTCAGACAGGCATATTCTTCACATAGCTGACGGACAAACTTAGCCGGTGCAAGTTGAAAAGCCCCTCCGGTGTGAGATGTGTACTGAACCTGATATCCGGCTATCTCAGCCCGTTTAAAGACCGTAGGATAGAACTTAGGGTCAATCATCAGGTCGGGCGGTGAAACTGCGTGTGGACCGGCTTTCTCAATGAAATCAACCAATCTCGCAATCATATCCTCGGTGACAGTCTCAACATCATTATCCAGCTTCAGGATATAGTCATAATCCTGCAACTGTTGAACGCCGTAATAGAACGCTGCCGCGATCCCATAGTTCTTATCCAACAGAATCCGGTATTTATCTTGCAACCATTCAACAGTGCCGTCAGTTGACCCGTTGTCAACAAACAAATGAAAGTCAACTCCCGTTTTAGCGTTAAATGATTCCCATGTCCGCTTAGTTAGTTCAAGCCGGTTGTAGGTTATTGTGATTGCTGCTACTTTTTTACTCATATCGTTATTTTAAAGGTCATACCCTGCTCCGCCTGGAATATGACAGACGCAGTATTCCCCTGCATTTATCTTTTTATAGTTTCTGAATCTTAAAAGTTTCTGATTGAAGTAATGATCATGCGCATA